AGGTACCGTTGGTGTTGGTGGCAATGCGGCGCAGGCTACCCCCAGTGGCGATCTTATCTGCCAACCGCGAAGCGCGGCGTTCCGAACGTGCGGGGAGAGCGTTGTTTTTAAGGGTAATCAAGTTGGTCATGTCATTCCTCACTTGTTAGAGGGTTTACGGACGGTGATGGCGTACTTCCGGTCTTCCTGCAAACCAACGGGGTGCAGGTCAGGGTTGTCGTCGAGGAACTGCCGCATGTTTGCAATGTGGATACGCTGTTCCAGCAAGAACGGTGCGTCCTGCTCCTTGATGAACTTGTACATGGACTCCCAGTCGGTCGTCCAAAACCGCGACTTAATCCGCCGCGTGACGGTGCCTTCCATAGTGCGAAGGCTGTCGACATTCTGGTCGTTGCAGAGCTTGAGTAGGCGTTCGCTCACCATCTCCAGCTTGTCTTTCAGGTCACTGATAACCTGCTTATGCTCCTCCTCTTTCTCGTCAATACTTGCACGAATGCGGCGGTAAACCGACACCAGCTTATCAGCTGGGATATCGTCGTCCATGGTTTGCTCCTTGTGGTTGGGGGGCTCGTATACCGCTTACACTATACAGTGTCAACCACCTACTGGAAGATTTTCCGATACAGGTCGATCACGCGTTCGTGATTCGTGATGTTACCGCGAAGCATGCTGTACACGTGAGACTCAGCTTCGCTGCCTCGGATATGCACAATGGTCATTGCGTTCTTCTGGCCGGGGCGGTTGATGCGGGCGTTGGCTTGCAGGTAGGTCTCCACCGACGTGACCGGTGCGTACCAGATGATTGTGTCTGCCGCCGTAAGGGTAAGCCCGTGGCTGGCAGCCTGCGGCTGGATGATTAAGACGTGGGGGTCTTTGGTGTTCTGGAACTGGTCAATCAGCGTCGCGCGTTTGTTTACGGATACGCTGCCATTGATAACGCCACAGTTGATTCCCTTATTCTCCAGATGCACTCGCAGAAGTTCTATGGTGTGGGTGAACGGCACGAAGACCAGCACCTTATGGCTTGCCTCCTCGATGACCTCCAGCACGGCGTTCAACCGGTTGGACACGTCGAACTCTAGCACCTCGCCCTTGTCAGTGTAGACAGCGCCCCCGCTGATCTGGAGCAGCTTGTTCATCTTGACCGCTGCGTTGACGGCGCTGACTTCCTCACCCGCAGCTTCTAGGATCATGTCGTTGCGCAGGTGGCTGTAGTATTTAGCCTGCTGGGGGGTCAACGGCGCATCACGGTCCACATAGGTGACTTCCGGTAGGTCGAGGCAGTCCTTCTTCTCGAACCGGATGGCCGGTTGCAGGACGCTATGGACAATCCTCGGGGCTTCAGGTTTGGGTGCCCATTTGAACTTCGTCACCGGGTACATCGTGTTGAAGCGGAAGTGCGTGTAGTATTTCGGGGTTCCTTCCGGGTTGACCAGCTTACCCAGCCCGTAAGCGTCCAATGGGGATTGTGCTGCTGGCGTACCAGTAAGCATCCATAGGCGTGGGTCTGTATACTTCAGTATCTTATGCAAAAGTTTCCAACGGTTGGTGGTGGCCGTCTTGTACGCCGACGCCTCGTCCACGACGATAAGGTCAAACCCGCCCGCCATGATCTCGTCCAGCACGGTGGCTACGCCGTCAAAGTTAATGACGACGAACTCAGACCCGGCTTGAATGATCTTACTCCGCTGCTTCGCAGACCCATGCGCCACGCTGCACGACCGGTGCATGGCAAACTTGAACAGGTCCTGCTGCCATGCGGACTTCATGATCGACAGCGGACACAGCACAAGGACGCGCTTGATGAGCCCCTTGTTCATCAGGTAGTCGGCGGCCCAGATGACGCTAGCAGTCTTACCCGTACCCTGCTCGTTGAAGCAGAACGCACGCTTGCGGAGTGACAAGAAAGACGCTGTGGTCTTCTGGTGCTCAAACGGCGTGAGCTTGCCCGTCCACTGATAATCTCGCAGGATGGGGGAGGGTGGGTTGAAGCCTAGCGTTGCCAGCTTCTCGGCTTCCTTCTGGCCCCAGTGCACCAGCACACCGTTACGGGTGCATGCGCTCTTCATGATGGTGTTGGTAATCGCAGATGGGTCGTCAACGCTGACGAGCAGCGCTTTGTTCTCGATAATTTGCACTAGTTTGCTCCTAGCTCGTTACTTCTTTTTACGCTCTCGTGCGCTGATTTCCGATACAAGGTTACCTTTGTTGTCCCGCTTGAACGAGCGGTTGGCCCCTCGGCTTTCCACCCGGAGTCCATCGCTGCTGCTGCCACCCTTGTCTAGCGCCTTCACATGGGCAACGTCCTTGCCGTCACCCTTCTTGACCTTGCCGGCCTTCATCAGCTTGGCGCGGGCGGCGTTGCGGGCAGCGCGGTTCTTCTTCTGCTCGGGGGTGCCTTGGTACTTAGCGTACTCATCACGGTAATCACGTACTTTTCTGGGCATCTCCGATCTCCTTTGCATCGAAGTATGGGGCCATCATCGTGATAGTACCCCCTGTGGCAATTGACTTTGCTTCTACCACATCCCCCATGGTACCGACAGGTCGCACTAGAATGTAAAGGTAGCCGTGCACGTCAGCCCTACGCTGGTGGTAGCTGTCAAGGCTTGCCTTCAGGCTCAAAAGTTGCATCAACGCCTCCGTGGTCGCCAGTGTTCGCAGCTCTCGACAGGACACCACCCGCACAAACCGCTAGACTTGGCGTTCCACACACCGTTGTTCATTGCGTCTGACAGGCTTTCCAGCTGGGTATCGAACACACCCATATAGGTAGCCAAGTTCTCCCGTTGGTGGGTCTTCTTCGGCATCTCCTGACTAACAACGTACAGCAGCGCGGAGTTGATGGTCTCCACCTCGGGGAAGTGGATGAACACAGCACCCGCCAGCAGGTCCAGCTGCTTCATGTCCGCGTACTTGGCGTTCTTGCCGGTCTTGTAGTCCACCAACCATGCCTTGCTGCCGTTCACGATGAGCAAGTCAGCGATGCCCCGATACCAGACGTCCTTGTCGAAGAAGCCGCAGGGCTTCATGTCGCTCGTTACACCTATCTTGATCTCGGCGTACTTGGTGCCTTGCTTCTTCGCCAACGGCTCCACGATGGGGCGCATGAAGGCGAACTTTTCGGGGATGGGTGCCCCCTGCGTGATGAACAGCTCAGCCGCTTCGTGGACGGCGGTCCCGTAGTCAGCAGCTTCCCCCGGCTCGTCCTTGACGTCCTTGACCACCTTCAGGTGGAAGTACTTCTTCGGGCATTGATCGAAGGTCTTAATACTACTGTAGGACCAAGCAGTCATCCGGTTGTCAGCTCCCGCGCTAGGCGTTTGATGTTGGCTATCAAGTTTGAATTAGCATGTTTGGATGCTTCTGTCTTCTTACCGTGAGGATACACCCCCACTAGCCGTCCGCCTAGTCGCACCTTGAAGTGCTTGGAGCCGGTCTCGACTTCCCACGGTATTCCCGTGCCGTTAAGCGCCTGCTTCACTTTCGGGTCTAGTCTCATAACATCTCCGGTGTGGGGGCGACCGGAGCCGCCCCCATCTACCTTACAGCCGGTCTGCAACCAGTGTAGCGTAGCCAGCGATATCAACAAAGTTGTCTTTGTGCGTCGGGTCGCCGTACACGACACGCCCCATCTTATGAGCGATCATCTCCATGCTCTCACGCATGTCAGCGTCCATGGCTTCCCAGCTGGGGCTGGTCCGCATGAGGTACTTCACACCCTGAATGAACTGCGCCTTGCTGGCGTAATCACCGTAGTCGTTACCCCGCTCCGTCAGGACCGTGTCTACGCTGTTAGGGTCAGCCGGTTGGCCCCGGGTAGCTTGAGCGTATGCTTCCAACTTGAGTGCTTCTGCCTCGGCTTTGGTAACCCTCATCGTCTTGTGCGGACCTACAACCCTTGGACGCACCACATTGTCATCGTTATCTTCGGCCTTAGAGGCCAGTTGTTTCTTTATCAGCCAGATATAGCTGGAGCTAACCTTCATACGGTTAAGGATTTCATTGTGGGTCATACCGTTATTCAGCATTTTTGCGATTGCTGCGGCCTTCGTCAGTTTACGCTTAGTCATTGTTTGCTCCTTACTTCAGGTTGCCACCGCTCTTGATGATATCACCGTCGTACGTATACGTGCCGGTGTGGTTAAGGCGGACAAAGGGGTGGGCATAAACTTTGCCGCCATGCTCTCGCCACAGCTCACAGAAGTGGTAGTCCTCCGACAGAAGGGCCCCGCTTGCGTCGATACTGGTAGCGAAGAACTCGTGAGTGAGAGGCTTGAGGTACTCGCCAGTCTCAGGGTCTTGGAAGGACGATACACGGTAGGTCGGCACGTGGGGTGCCAACTCCTCGAATACCTTCCGCTTGATGAGCATGAAGCCAGTGCCGCCGTGGCGGACCTCCACCATCCCTTGCTCGTCGGTTTCGGCGTGGGTGTCACCGATCATATTGAACACGAACGCGCCAGCGTGGTCCTCCAGCTCGTCGATCTTGCCTGCGGACGCAGCGCGCTTGATGCTATCCCAGTTGATCTCCTTCTTGGGGTAGATACCGCAGGCGACATCCCGGTCAGCAGCTAGCAGCGTAGCCACAGCGTCAGGACCGAAGCCGATATCCGCGTCGATGAACATGAGGTAGTCCAGCTCACGCTCAATGAAGATGCGGGCCAGCTCGTTGCGGGCGCGGGTGATGAGGCTCTCGTTGGTAATCTGGCACCAGAACACATTGATACCGCGCTCACGCAGCGTCGAGATGGTGAACAGCAGCCCCTGCACGTAAGAGCCCGTACACATACCACCGTACATGGGGGTGGCGATCATCACCGTAATCGGTTTGGTGGGGGTCACCTTGTATTCGTCACTCACTTCATCTGCTCCTTTTTGTGGGCGTAGACCTGCCGTGCAGCGGCAGCGAGGGTCACGCCGAAGTGGTCAGCGATCTCCTCGAAAGACTTACCCTCTACGTACATATCCCAAGCTACCTGCCGCTTCTCTGGCGTCCACCAGCCGGCAGGCTTCCGGGGGCGTATCACGATGTTGCGCGTCACTTCCTCTTCACCACAAACTGATAGCCCATGTGGACAATGTCAAGCTGTTCAGCGAAGATATTGACGAATACGTCCACCGCCAATCGCGGGCGGTGGAGGATGTCCCGGCTCTCACCCCACAGGTAGTCGTCGAACACCATCAAGCCGCCCTGCTTCAGCAGCGGCCATGCCATACACGCATCGGTCAACACGTCCTTGGCGGTATGGCTGCCGTCGATATAGATGAAGTTATAGAGGTTCTTACCGTCAACCCAATGCGCCAGCTTACCCGCCAGAAACTCGGTGGACGTAGCCTTGTACTTGTAGACGCGGTTGCTGGTCCTGTCCGGCCCGTCACTTGCGAACCGTGT